CCAGAATAAATAAATCTTGGAATCCAAAAATTCACGAAGGCTCTCTTTCTAGGTATGATGACTTTGAAGACATCAACATGTCATCGGGCGAATGGTTGGTTCTAGCCAGAACTAAATATATGTTAGATAAACTAGAACCAACTCTCTATGAAAATGGATACTATTACAATAATAAATTTAAAAAACAAAAAGAACACACACTGCACATGGCAGCATTAGATTGGGAAAATGCAAGAAAAGGTGCACCATTATCTTATGATCAAGTCATGAGAATATATGGATACATGGACGTTGATAAGAACAAATTAAAATCAATGACCAAAGATGGTATGTATGACATGGCAACATTAAAGAAAGATTATAATTTAAAAACAGATGCTGTTTGGTTTGAAGCATTTAACACAGCCCCAAGACGAGAAGTAAATTATTTAAAACAAATGAGAAGAAGAGGAGAGAAGTTAAACGAAGCACCACGTATAACTTTATCTACAATACATGGTGCGAAAGGTGGTGAAGCAGAAAACGTTGTGCTGCTCACTGATCTTAGTTTTAACACAATGAGAAGCTATGAAAAAAATCCTGATGATGAGAATAGATTGTTCTATGTTGGTGCAACAAGGACCAAGGAACATCTACATATTATTAGGCCACAACAAGATAACAAAGGATACGATCTATGACAAACAAAGACATATTTAAAAAATCAACATACAAATCATTACAAGAACAGGTAGGTGGAAAACATTATTATTCTATGAAGATTCAACCTGCGGAGTTTATAAACGAGAACAAGTTGCTTTTTGCGGAGGGGAATGCTATAAAGTATATCTGCAGACACTCTGTAAAAGGGAAGGAAGAAGATATTAAGAAAGCAATTCACTATTTAGAAATGATACTAGAGAGAGATTACTCATGATACAAAAACCAATATTTAGTCCACAGGTAGAGTGGCTACCACCAACAGAGTTTCCTGATTTATCTAAGTATGATGAGATAGCAATTGACTTGGAAACAAAAGATCCAGAACTAAAAACTATGGGCTCTGGCTCTGTTACAAGCAGAGGACACATTGTTGGTATAGCTGTTGCTGTGCATGACTGGGCAGGATACTATCCTATCAAACATGAAGGTGGTGGTAACATGGACCATGGAATGGTCACAAGATGGTTACAAGATGTATTAAAAACACCTGCAGATAAGATATTTCATAACGCTATGTACGATGTATGTTTTTTAAGGGCTGAAAGATTTGAAATACAAGGTCGTATAATAGATACCATGATTGCTGGCTCTCTCGTAGACGAGAATCGCTTTCGTTACGATTTAGGTAGTATGGGTCGTGATTATGTCGGAAGAGGCAAAAACGAGGCTGTATTAGCTGAAACAGCAAAAGAATGGGGTATAGATGCTAAATCAGAGATGTATAAACTACCTGCTATGTATGTCGGTGCTTATGCTGAAGCAGATGCACAACTAACATTAGATCTCTGGCAAGAGATGAAGAAAGAAATTATTAACCAAGATATAGAAGATATATTTAAATTAGAGACTGAACTTTTTCCTTGCCTTGTCGATATGCGTTTTTTAGGTGTCCGTGTAGATACTGAAGCAGCATACGAATTGAAACAGAAATTATTAGCAGAAGAAAAAGAATGCCTACACATAGTGCAAAAAGAAACAGGAGTAGATACTCAAATATGGGCTGCACGTTCCATTGCGCAAGTCTTTGAAAAACTGCACCTACCATTTGACCGAACTGAAAAAACAAATTCTCCATCATTTACTAAAAACTTTTTACAAAACCATCCTCACCCAATAGTTCAAAAGATTGCACGTGCAAGAGAAATAAACAAAGCACATACAACATTTATTGATACCATAATTAAACACGAACATAAAGGGCGAATATATGCTGAGATAAACCAACTTCGATCTGATAGTGGTGGGACCGTGACTGGTAGATTTAGTTATGCTAATCCAAACTTACAGCAAATTCCTGCACGAAACAAGGAACTCGGACCAATGATTAGATCATTGTTTATACCAGAACATAATTGTAAGTGGGGTGTATTTGATTACTCACAACAAGAACCAAGATTGGTTGTGCACTATGCATCACTACAGAATATGTATGCAGTAGGAGATGTATTAGATGCATACAATGATGGTGATGCAGACTTTCACAAGATTGTAGCAGAGATGGCTAACATACCAAGAGAACAAGCGAAAACAATTAATCTAGGTTTGTTTTATGGTATGGGTAAAAATAAATTACAAGCAGAGTTAGGTGTTAATAAAGAAAAAGCACAAGAACTATTCAGACAATATCATTCACGTGTACCATTTGTAAAACAATTAATGGATAGTGTTATGTCTAGAGCACAGGACAGAGGTCGTATAAGAACTTTACTTGGTAGATTGTGTAGGTTTCATTTATGGGAGCCTAATCAGTTTGGTATCCACAAACCATTGCCACACGATGCAGCACTCGCGGAACACGGACCAGGGATCAAAAGAGCATATACATACAAAGCTTTGAATAGATTAATACAAGGATCAGCAGCTGACATGACAAAGAAAGCTATGATAGATTTATACAAAGAAGGCATCACACCGCATATACAAGTGCATGACGAACTTGATATATCTGTTGAATCTGAAGCACATGCTGATAAGATAAAAGAAATTATGGAAGGGGCTGTTGCTCTTGAAGTGCCAAACAAAGTAGACTACGAGTCAGGCACAAACTGGGGTAATATTAAATGATATATGGCTTATTTAAATGCAAACATACCACCAACTTATGCACAAATAAGAAGAGAGTATCTTTATGATCTCAAAAAACACCATGGAGAAGTTGAAGACTGCATTGTCTTTGGTATTAGTGCTCTTACAGGTCGTAGCATTTTATTCCATGCTATTATGGAAAACGGTGCGATCTTCTATAGATTACCTATTACAGCGTTTATTCAAAGAGGATTTAAACCCGAAGATGTACCCGTACGAAGACTTGATGAACTTCAGCTCTGGAATTGTTTTTCTTACTATCCTGCTGTTACTTCTTGGGACATTCTAGAATCACAAGCCGGTAAATATATCGGAAAAGATAAAAAATGGCACCCAGGAAAATATTTATTTACTATTGACTTTGCACATCCAGAACCTAATATACTCGACACTGATCATTCAGAGATTCCGCACGAACACAAGTGCGCACACATTATTGCATTAGATGATGGCAATTTTGCAGCACAACCAAACAACAGATGTATATGGGACATACCTTCTTTCACGGTGAAAGATGAAACTCCTGATTGGAAAGTGCAAACCTCTGAGTGGAATGTAGAAGATAGTAGAGCGTGGCGGACAGAGGATACCGACAAGTTCTTCTATGAAATAGAGGAAAAGAAAAATGATTAAAAAATTATGGGAAAAAATCAAAAGTTGGTTTTGGACTAAAGACTAATGATTGGGGGTTGTTATGGACTACAGGTTCACAGCAATACTTATAATTTTGTTATGTTTGTTGGCGGTTTTTGTACGGCCTCCACAGCCGTTGCAAGTTGATCCAAAAGATTATATAATCCCGCTACCAAAACCAAAACATGAGTAAAAAACCTTTAAATATATCTGAAGAGGCTGCCGTGCAAATGCCTATGAAAACGGTTGCCAGTTTGATTGCGCTCGTGGCAATCGGCACCTGGGCTTATTTTGGACTTCATGAATCATTAAATCAAGCAAAGACTAGACTAGAACTAATGAATGCAGATGTTGAAAGCAACACAGAATTTAGAATAAAATGGCCACGTGGACAAATGGGATCACTGCCCGCGGATAGCGAGCAATACATGATGATCGAGGACCTTTACAAAACTACCGAACGATTAACAAAACATATAGAGTCAATGGCATTAAACAAAGTAAACATAGAATTTTTAACAAAACAAATGGACAAAGTTTTAGTTGATATTGAAAAATTAAAAGATGCTAACAGAGATCTTGGTTACAAGAATGGTGGTAATAAATGATAGAAGTTGTTGTAGCTTTACTTATGTTTTGGGACGGAGAGATCAAGGAGCACCGTATCCAGGAAAGCATGGCTGCGTGCCTTCGCGCGCGTCGCATAGCGGAAAGAGAGTTTAATCCTAACGTGTCTTACAAGTGTATACGTAGTGAGGCAGAAACAGAAGTATACATGGGTGAAAAATCAATCAAAAAACTCCACCTCAAATAAGGTTGCAAAAGAATTAAAAGATAGACGTTACCATCAGCGTGTGGTACGATCTAAGAAGATTTATGACAGGAAAAAATTTCAAAATAACAGCAGAGATAGTTAATGGTATCTGCCCAACGTGTGATGAATACACACCATTGGTAGGTATAACAAAACAATATTTTAGATGTCTAACATGTGGATCTGATTTAGAACAAAAAGTAAATGGTGTTATAAGTTATATACCACACCTATCTAAGAACTCGCTAAAATCTCAGGTAGATCAATATTTCGATGGCGAAGCGTAAATTTACAAACTTCGTACCAAGACCAAAACCTCGTAAACGTCCGAGAAGACACACAAAAAGCCTTAATAAACACAAGAAAAGATCGCATAAGCCCTACAACCGACAGGGGAGAAAACAATAGTTGACAAATAATCTTAAATGATTATCCTATAGTCATGAAAGAAAAAATAATAACAATAAAAGTAAATGGTGCAGCCCAAGGACAATGGTCTCATTTATTGCTAGAATTAAATCTAATGAAGAAAGCATGGAAACCTTATGGTGTTGATATGATTTTAAAAGCATCAGGGTTAAGAAATGTTATAAATCATGGAACAAAAGTA